CGATGCCTTTCCTGGGCCATCGCTGATGCAATCTGCCACCGGTGCATCATTTAGCTTGCCGGGTCACGCGATCCTGCTCGCCAAATGCCCGGTTCAGTCGGTGGTGAGCATCGAGTACATGGACATGAATGGCGCCACGCAGGTGATGCCAGCCGGTGACTATGTGCTCGATGTGGCCTGCGAGCCGGCGCGCATCACGCCAGTCTTTGGAAAGACTTGGCCGCCTACCTTGCCTCAGATGGGGGCTGTTTCAGTCACCTTTGATGCGGGCTACGGCGCTGCCAGTGCGGTGCCCGAGGGGCTAAAAAGCTGGATCAAGTTGCGGGTCGGCAGTCTCTACGGTCATCGGGAAGAAATGTCCGTGCTCTCACGCGGTCGCATTGATCCCTTGCCCTTTGTTGATGGACTTCTCGACGGCTTCAAGGTGAGCCTCGTATGAGTGTCATTAGCGCCGGGCAGCTGAATCACCGCGTGCGCATTCAGCAGCCCACAACCGTCAAAGATGCCCTTGGAGCTCCCACCCAAGTCTGGGCAGATGTGGCAACCGTCTGGGCAGACATCCAGCCCCTTTCGGGACGGGAAGCTCGGATTGCAGACCGGGTGGCAGCGGAGGTGACGCATCAGATCACGGTTCGCTACCGATCCGATCTCGATGATCCCCAGGCCGTTGCGCGGATGCGTGTGCTCTTTCGGAGCCGGATTTTTTCCATTCACGCAGCACTCAATGACGATGAGGCCAATGTCGCCATCATCCTTTTGGCAAGCGAAGGACTTCGGGATGGCTAGGGTTCAAACCGTACGCATCGAGGGCCTGGCACAACTCGATCGTGCGCTTCGGGAACTCCCCCAACGCATCGCCAACCGGGGACTAAGAGCCTCGGTCTACGCCGGTGCAAAGGTGATCCGTGATGAGGCGCGCTCCCGGGCACCCAAAGCCGCTCAGTCACTTGGCCCCAAGCAACCGCCACCCGGAACGCTCAAACGCTCGGTGATCATGAAGCACATCCGTGAGCTTTCCGGCGGAGGCCGCCAGACGTTCTATGTGCTGGTACGCCATGGCAAGAAATACCGCAACCAAGGCAAGCGCGGAAACCTGTCGCAGGACGCCTGGTACTGGCGCTTTGTGGAGTTCGGCACCCGCAAGATGGCAGCGCGCCCCTTCCTGCGACCGGCGCTTGAGTCCCGCAGACGAGAGGCAGTCGATGCCATCAAGGAGCGCCTGACTCAAAGAATCGAGATCGAGGCCAAAGCCTTGAACGGGCGCTAGCGATGCAGGACTTTTACGATGCCATCAAGCAGTTGGCGAGCGGTCAGGTGTACGCAGTCGTAGCCCCCCAGGACGCTCAGTATCCGACGCTGGTTTACACGCCCATCGATGAGGAACGGGTCATCGCGCTTGACGGCCCCAATCCGCTCAAGCGTTCCCGGGTACAGGTGGACGCCTATGCCCGAACGCTCGCAGTCTGCGAACAGTTGCAAGACCAGGTGCTCTCGGCCTTGCTCGCTGACATCAACACCGTGGCCGATGTACGCATGGGCCTGACCGATTTCGACCCTCAAGCCGGCATCTACCGGATTTCTGTGGACTTCACCTACTACCGGTAACGGTAGGCGAGTCGTCCGCCCCCTCGTTTGTTATTTCTTTCACCTGGAGGCCTTTTATGCCTAGTACTGCGATCACCGCGCAGGGCATCACCATTGCCCGCTTCGGTACCACCACCTTCGAGACCATACCCAACGTCGTGTCCTTCCAAGGGCCTGGCGGCCAGGCATCGGTCATCGACGTTACCAATCTTGGATCGACCTCAAAAGAGAAGCGAGTTGGCCTTCGAGATGAGGGACAGCTCTCGCTATCCCTGCACTTCAACCCGGACGACACCGTGCATCAGGGATTGCGCACCGATCGTGCAAACCGCGCCCGTCGGCAATTCAAGATCACCTTTACTGACACGACGCCCGCAGCCACCTGGACTTTCTACGGCTATGTGACGCAGTTCAGCGTGCAAGGTGGCGTGGATGCCGTGGTCGAGGCCAGCGTCACGATCGAAATCGATGGCGACATCACGGAGGCATGAAGCACATGAACATTCTTTCCAAAGACGCCATCCTGGCAGCCGATGACCTGCCGCGCGAGACCGTTCACGTACCCGAATGGGGCGGGGACGTGTATGTGCGCACCATGAGCGGCACCGACCGCGACGCCTTTGAGACGAGTCTCATTGCCCGAGAAGGCGAGCGGGACGGCCGCATGGAAAACGTCCGGGCCCGTCTCGTGGCGCTCACCTTGTGTGACGAAGCAGGCGCTCGTCTTTTCGAGGATGGCGAGATCGCTGCCCTGGGCAGAAAAAGCGCCCGCGCGCTCGATCGTGTCTTTGCGGTAGCCCAGCGCCTGAACGGCATCGGGACTGAACAGGCGGCAGCAGCAAAAAAGGCCTGAAGGCCAACCCCACCCGACGGTTCGTCTTTCGCCTGGCGCTTGCGCTGGGCATGCCGGTACGCGAGCTGCTTGCCCGCATCGGCTCCGACGAACTCACCGAGTGGATGGCCTTTTACCAACTTGAACCCTTTGGCGACATGCGTGCCGATCTCAGAAGCGGAGTGATTGCTTCAACCTTTGCGAACGCCAATCGGGCTAAGCACGCCCGTGCGTTTTCGCCCGAAGATTTCATGCCTTTCGCCGAACGCGCCGAGCCCCGCGCTGATGCCCGCGCAAACGTTGCCCGGTTCAAGGCAATGTTTGCGCATAAGGTTAAAAAGCATGGCTGACCTTGGCTCCCTTGTCGTCAAGCTCTCGGCCGAGACCTCCGAGTTCAGGGCCGATCTTGGGCGCACAGCGCGCCTCCTGGATCGCCACGCCAACGACATGAAGGCGTCGATGCAGCAGGTGGCAACGGTGGCCAAGACCGCATTTGCGGTGGCGGTCGGCGCTGCTTCGGTTGGTGCGCTTCGGGATTTCATTGATCGAACGATCGAGGCAACGGCGGCTTTGCAGCAGTTGTCCGAGCAGACCGGCGCGAGCACCACCGCTTTGTCCGGTTTGGCCCCGGTGGCAACCATCTCAGGCACTGCAATGGAGACGATTGGCACCAATCTCTCCAAGCTCTCTAAGGCTCTGGCTGGGGTGGATGACGAGGGTGCTGATGCCAGCAAGGCGCTGCAGTTTCTTGGGATCACCGCCAAGGATTCGGGCGGTAATCTGCGCGATCCGGCCGAGGTGCTCAACGATGTGGCCTTGAAGCTGGCTGAGTTCGAGGACGGTGCCGGTAAGACGGCACTTGCTATGGACCTGTTCGGCAAGTCTGGTGCCTCAATGCTGCCCTTTTTGAAGGACCTTGCAGAGAACCAGAACCTCAACATCAGGCTCACCGCCCAGCAGATCGAGGAAGCTGACAAGGCATCCAAAGCAATGGCCCGGATGCGGGCAGAAAGTAGCTTTGTATCCCAGACCCTGGTGACGAGCGCCATTCCTGCGCTGTCGGTGCTATCCGAAGAACTCAAGAAGATCCTGCTCGGTACGGACAACGCTGTAACGGGCATCAGCAGGCTACGTGATGATGGGACCCTGGCCAAGTGGGCAGAGACCTCGGCCTATGCGATCGCGGTGCTGGTGGACAGCCTTCGTGCGATTTTTCAAGGGATCAAGTCGATCGTCGGCAGCTTCCAGGCGGTTTGGGCTGACATCGAGTTGGCCGGAGGCTTCATTGCTCGCGGGGGTGTGCCTGGTCTGCTCATGGAAGGTAACCGCAAGGCGCTACGCGAGGCGCTTGATAAGCGCAACCAGATCGTTGAGCAGGCCAACCGCAACTATGTTGAGCTGTGGAACATGCCGCTCTTGGCTGATGCGGTGACGCAGCGATTCGATGAGATGCGGCGTAATGCTCAGGCGGGCGCGAACCCCCAAGGAGATAAACCACAGCGGCCCACTCTCAACTACAACACCGCAAGCGATGCCAACCGCGCCGAGGCGCTTGCGGGCATCGAGCGAGACGTCAAGCGGTTGCAGGATGCGCTCGATGTCGAGGCTGCGCTTTTGAAGGATCGCCAGCGCATCATTGATTTGTACGAAGGCCAGGGATTTTTGACCTTCAAGGAAGGTAGTGACGCCCGCATCGCCGCACAGGACGACTTCACCGAGCGTCTTCGTGCAAACATGGCAGAGGAAGAGGCCATCTTGAAGCGAGGTCTTGCGACCGTAGCCAAGACGACCCAGGAAAAGGCAAAGCTCACTGCCCGGCTCGAAGAGGTCATGGCCCGGCGTGCCCGGCTTGAGCGCGAGGTCCAGATGTCGGGGCTTGAGCGCAGCATTCGCGAACCGGGTGAGGCCTTCAAGACCACACTCGCGGACATTGAGCAGCGATCGAAGGCGCTGCAGGCGCTTGCCGATGATGAGGCGGCCATCATGCGAAGCCGTCAGCGGGTGATTGACCTCTACCAAGAGCAGGGCTACCTGCGCTTTCGGGAAGCAACCGATCTACGGGCCAACGCGCAGCAGGAATACCTGGAGCGCTCGCGCGCCTACTTCGATCAGGAAGAGGCGTTGCTGCGCACGGCACTTGAGACAGTGGCCAAAACCGCTGATCAACGTCGGCAGATCGAGGAACGACTCGCCACATTGGCTGCTAAGCGCCAGCGCATGGAGCGTGAGGCTGCTCAAGTCACTCTTGAGCGCGCCATTCGCAGCCCGTTTGAGGCGCTGCGCGACATCCAGGAGCGGGCATCCCGAGCCGAGTCCGAGTTCAAGACCCGAGAGGAGCAGATCCGGCTGCTCCGCGAATCCGGCGCTATCAGCGAGTTGGAGTCTTTGCGGCGCCTTGCCACTGCTCGGGAAGAAAGTGCGCGGCAACTCGAGCAACTGGCCGCCGAGGCGCGCGCAGTAGCTGAATCGGCGCCGGGCAATGAGCGATTTGCAGAGTCCATGCGCCAGATCGCAGAGAGTGCCCGTACTGCCGCAGCCGGGGCGAAGGAGTTGGGTCAGCGGGCGAAGGAAATTGCTGAACCCTTCACCGCTGGATTTCAGAAGGGGCTCAAGAGCTTCATTGAAGATGCCGAGGCGATGGGTAAGCAAATCGAGTCCATCACAAGCCGGGCGTTCAACGGCATGACCGATGCGCTCACCCAGTTCGTGATGACTGGCAAGCTCGACTTCAAGAGTTTGGCCAACTCGATCATCTCCGACCTGATCCGAATTCAGATTCAGCGAGCGATCACGGTCCCGCTGGCCAACGCCATGATGGGCTTCTTTGGCTTTGCGGGCGGTGGTGTCATGACCTCTGCTGGCCCCATGGCCTTGCGCAGCTATGCCTCGGGCGGCATTGCTAACTCACCCCAGTTGGCGCTCTTTGGCGAAGGCAGCAGACCAGAAGCCTACGTCCCACTGCCTGACGGTCGCTCCATTCCGGTCACGATGAGTGGTGGCGCGTCTGGTGGGGATGTCTTCAACATCTCGGTCAGCGTTTCGGACGCGGGTGCTTCCAGCCGCGGGGACGACCCGGGCGGACGCGATCTGGGGCGTGCGATTGCTAGTGCTGTTCGCCAGGAGTTGCTGGCACAAAAGCGAGCCGGTGGGCTGCTTGACAGCCGGAGGGCTGTGTAAGTGGCGACGTTCACCTGGACACCATCGGTCGGCGCCAATTTGTCCATCCGGCCCAATGTACGCCGTGTGGCCTTCGGCGACGGCTACGAGCAGCGCTTGGCCTTCGGCATCAATACGCAGCCGCAGGTCTGGTCCTTGGAGTTTCGGGGGCGAACCAGCACAGAAGCAACAGCGATCGATGCGTTCCTACGTGCACGTGGTGCAGTGCAGGCCTTTGACTGGACGCCACCAGGAGGAGCTTCGGCCAAGTTCGTTTGTGAGGAATGGAGTCGATCAGTGGATGAGCCCAATGTCGAGTCTGTTCGGGCAACCTTCAAACAGGTGTTCGATCTGTCATGACCGTCCAGTCCATCGCCTCTGAAATTCAAAAGCTCTCGCCCAGCAGCGTAATCGAACTCTTTGTGCTGGATCTAGCACTGTTTGGACAGGGACCGGTTCGCTTTCATGCTGGCACCAACGCTTTGCAGCAGCGGGTCGTCTGGCAAGGCAACGCCTATGAGGCATTT